AACACCGCTGAGAAGTTCATCGACTACGTTGCTCAGTTGGGTGCATTGAACTGGACTCCAAACCTTGCTTTGACCACTCACGCTGGTTGGGCATCATTGTTGAAAACCAAGCCAACTGACTATTCACTTCCTGGTGGAATGGTTATCGACAACAATGGTAACGTAAGAATCGTAGGTGTACCAGTTATACCTCACTCTTTGGTTACTGCTTCTAAGATTTACGTTATGGACACTACTAAGTTCGCTATTGCTCAGCAAAGCGGTCTTGCAGTTCGTTCTACCGAGTTCGATCAAGATGATTTCATCAAGAACCTTATCACTTTCAGAGCAGAAGCTCGTTGCGAACTATTGCAGTTCCAGCCTTCAGCTGCTATCTACGGTGCTATCTAAGGTTTATAAATATAGGGGAGGGAGTTTCTCTCCCCTTATTTTAACTTATGAACTATATTATCATAGGGGCAATGGATGGAGTTAGCTTTGACAATATATTTGACAAGCTAACAAAAGATGATGTTGCATTATTTGTTGAGCCTATACCACATCAGTTTAAGAAACTGCAAGAAAACGTAGAGAAACTACCTTGTAAGGTATATTTAGAGAACTCAGTTGTTAGTGATAGGATAGAGGACATTGTGATGGCATATTTGCCTGATGCTGAGGATTTTTTGGGAGGGTGTAGTAGTGTAGTTAAATTTGGCACACCACTCAATAGATATTTGGCTAAGATAGATGAGTTGACTTACCACGAAGCAAAGTCGGTAACATTTGATATGTTATGTGAGAAATATGGCTTTGATGAAGTGGATTATGTGCAAGTGGATTGCGAGGGTTACGACCAAGTAATTGTTGATAGCATTGATATTGACAAATACAAAATAAAACAATTAAAATTCGAGACTCATTATGTAGATAATGAGTTTTTACAATACTTTATACAAAAGACCAATCCGAACAACGTAATTAAATTAGAAGCTGACATTATCTATGAATATACTTTTTAGCATACACTTATATCCTCCACAGCATCTTTGTGGAGCAGAGATGATGGCTCATAGAATCATAAAGCATTTACAGAGTAAAGGGCATTACGTAAGAGTATTACTGCATCAAGCTAACCACTATAAGATTACAAATAATTATTGCTACGATGGTGTTGATGTATTTCCTCCTACTGCAATAGTTGTAGACAATTTATTTAGATGGGCAAATTGTGTTTTTACACATTTAGACTATACAAGATGGACAATAGGAATGGCTGGGATGTTTAAAAAACCTTTGTTTCATCTTATACATAATACACATTTATATCCTGAGATTGAGAATGCAGATACTTCTCAACATATAGTGTATAACTGTTTATGGGCAAAACAGAAATTGGGTTATAAATGGAGTAACTTTATACTCACACCTCCAGTTGATTATCGTGATTATGATACTAAGGTTGAAACGATTGATAATCAATATATTACACTTATAAACTTGAATCAAAATAAAGGTGTAAAGATATTTGAAGAGATAGCAAAAGCAATGCCTAATAAAAAGTTTTTAGGTGTAAAAGGTTCTTATGGTGACCAAGAGGTTTCAAACTTGCCAAACATTACTTATATTAACAAGACTACTGATATACTTTCCGTTTATAAGCAAACAAGGATACTATTAATGCCGAGTGCTTATGAGAGTTGGGGAATGACTGCGACAGAAGCAATGAGTAGTGGGATACCAGTTATAAGCAGTGAGGCAGAAGGATTGAAAGAGAATTGCGGCAAGGCTGGAATATTTATAAAGGATAGAAATGATATTGAAAGCTGGGTTAAAGAAATTACGAAACTTGACGATGCCAAAGCCTATGCAGCAGCATCTAAAAAAGCAAAAGGAAGAGCAAGAGAACACGACCCAAGAAAAGCACTTGATGAGTTTGAGCAGTGGCTCAGAGAAGAAGTTAATAAATACAACGGATAAGTATGGCGATTTATATAGATAGTATAGTAGTCACCGCTGATGCAAGTGTAGAGCCAGTGAGCCGCACACAAGCCAAAGATTGGATGAGAATTACCTATAATACTGACGATACTTTGATTGACGAGCTTATCACAAGCTCAAGAAAGCATTTAGAGAAACTAACTGGTTTATCACTTGTTAACAAGACAATTAAGAGCTATATTGAACTAACTGGTGAAGTACCAGCAGTTTGGATGGTTGATTTGCCTTATGGACCACTTGGATGCATTGACTTAGTTAGATATAAGAGTGGCATCAATTTGTGGGATACATTGGATGTGAATGAGGACTATGAGAAAATTGGAAATAAGTTGTGGTTCTATATGGCTGGTACTTATGAGATTACTTACCAAGCTGGCTATGGTAGCATACCAGCAGATTTGGAGAACGACATACTAACCCTTGTGGCTTGGATGTACGAGAACAGAGGTAAAAAGATGAACGCTGATCCTAAAGCAAGTATTTCACAATATCCATATTGGGATGGTCTTAACTATCATCAATATAAAAAAGTAGTTATATAGTGGCTAAGCCTAAAGTTGATATGAGTGCTTTTAATAAATCTATGAATAGCATAGAGAAAGCATTTATTGAAAGACTTGATAAGATAGAAAAAGCATTTAAAGAAACTATGATAAAAATGGAGTCAGAGGCACTTGCTGCTGCTCCAGTTGAGGATGGAAGATTATATAGTTCTATAAACTATAAAGAAGTTGGTAAATTATCTTATGAATTAAGAGCTGATGCACCTTATGCTGCTTATGTAGAGTTTGGAACTGGAGAATATTATACAAAAGATTACCCAGGTAGAAATGATGAGTATTTTAGTGGCATAGCAAGTAAATTCATTAAAACTAAGCAAGGTAAAACACCAGCAAATCCATTTTTCTACCCAACTGTGACTAAGAACATACCAAAACTAAAAAATAAAATAGCAAAAATACTAAGCAAAAATGCTTGATTGTAGTAACAATGTGAGAGTGATTTATGTAAATGCCTTAAATGGCAATTTGTCTTACAATGGCAAAGACGTGCCAGTTTACGGACAAACTCCATTTAATACTACACCACAAAACTACGTAGTGATAGGTAATATAACTGAGACAAGTGATAATACTAACCATTCATTTGGTAATAACGTAGAAGTAGTGGTTGATATTTTTAGTGAGCAATATAGAGTGAATGATCTAGGAGTAGTTGATAGTATTGCATCACAAATTTTAAATATACTTATACCAAATCCAGCAATAACTGGATTTAGTGATGCAAACTTTCAAGTGTTTCCACTTGGAAGAACAAGTTCAAGATACTTGCCATTGCAAGATGGTGACAATTATGTAGCAAGAAAAATTATAACAATAAACAATTTAGTAAATCAAAAATAGAAAACAATGGCACAAATTTTAGGAGCTAATCAAAACGTTGAAATAGACGTAACGGGCGGTACTACATTCGTAAGATTAGTTTGCTTACGTTCATCTTCAGTTAATACAACTATGGATGCAACTACCGAGCAAACTAACTGCGGAGTATTAACTTCACCTTCAGAACCACAGATGACAGTTGACTTTGATGCAATCTGCGAAAGTGCACCAGGATCATTGTCACCAACTGCAATTTCTTATGAAGAATTGTTGGCTGCAATGGTAGCAAAGACTCTTGTAAATGTAAGAGTTCAATCTCCATTATTCAGCGGTTCATCTTATGGTGCAGTTTATTATCATCAATTTAAGGGTTATATTACTGACCTTACCTTGAATCAATCATCTACTGAATTTATTAACTTCTCTGGAACAATCCAATCTTCTGGTGCTTTGGATGTTGACCCAGCATAAACTAACTTATGAACTATACTACTATTACTATTAACGACCAAAAGGTCGGACTTAAATTTGGGATGGCTTCGTTTAGATACTTATCTGATAAGTTTAAAGATGGCATCTCTTTTGAAAATGGAGAATTAAATGAGATTGGAGTAGCACACTTGGTTTATAGTGGTTACTATAATAACTGCCTTGTAAAAGGTGTTTTGCCTGAATTGACATTTGAAAACTTAGTAGACTACGTTGAGACTAATATAATGAAGAATGAGTTTTTAGAAGAACTCAAAGGCATTATAAAAGTTTGGGGCGAAAGCGATATGATTAAAAGCAATGTTGCTCAAACCGAACAAGTAGAACCTGAAGCAAAAAAAAAGAGTTCACGTGGGAGGAAATAGAGGCTTACGCATTTGGTGAGTTGCAACTTCTTCCACGTGATTTCTTTGATATGAGTCCACGACATTTTTCTCTTATGCTGAGAGGTTATAACGAGAAGAAGGTGGATAATTATAAGCAGACAAGACTATTGATGTTTACAATGGTGCGTCTAATGGGAGATCCTAAGACTGCACCAAAGACACCAGAGGCATTGTGGGAATTACCAGGTGATGAGAAAGAAAAGCCAAAGGATGAAGAGTATAGAGAAGTCTTTAATAGATTAACAAAATGGCAGAAAACATAAATGCATTAATATTACCTATTGGAGCT